CCCGATCGTACAGATCGGTTGCGGTCTGGCGCGTTGTCCAATCTCCCAGACCGATGGAAGCCTGGATGATGCGCCCGGGATCGTTCCCGGCGGCGTTCATCTTTTCCAAGACATTGCGTGCCCTCTGGTCTCCCGCTTCAGATGCTTTCTGGAGTGCGTCAATGGATGACGGGTCAGTGTCCAGGAGAGCTTCTTCATATTGCGACGTCAACTGGCCGGCCGCAGCACGAGCTTTCGCCTGCTGGAGTTCGCGGAATGTCTGCATGCCAGCCCCGGGCAATTTTTCTGCCGCCACCTCGAGATGCTGCAGGGTTGGATTCCCGGTTATGTCTCCCGCTGAGAGAGGAACATCGTATTTCCGGCCCAGATTGATGACTTCCTGAGCCGCCGCGGACTCTGGGGTGACTGTTGGCGGGGTTGGCTGTGCGAAACGATTGCGAACACGTTGCTGGACGCTCGTAGGAACCGTTTCAGCGAAGCCAGTCTTCAGTGCCTGGCCCGTCTGGGCCAACGGAAAGCGCCCCGGATCCAATGCGGTCAGTCCACCCATCAGGCCCGCATTTAAAGCGGCCGTCTCCGGATCCATTCCTTGCCGCAGGTTATTCAAATAACTTAGCCCGGTCACGGCAGGAACCTTGATCCATCGGCCAGCCGGCCCCAAAATAGTCAGTAATCCCCCGGTCGCAGCGCCTTCCACTCCCCCCTCAATCGTCGCCTTGAGTCCCTGATCCACATTCTCGAGTGCTCCCAGGGCGCCCAGACCGGCGATAGGATTTCCGGTGATGGTAGTGGCTGCTATTGCCGTCGGAAGATTCGCTGCGAAGCCCGTGGCGACGCGAAGCGCTTTACTTCCCAGGTCCTCATGCTGTCCTCTGAGTTGCGCGGCCTCCCGTTGTCCGGTTTCCTGCTGCTCCCGGGCGTAGTCTTCGATCTGCTTGTAAAATCCGAGTTTGTCCGTCAGTGTCCAGTTTGCAAACTGCTGGGCGCCCCAGTCGAGGATATGGGCGGTATTGGCGACGAGATGGTTTACATTGGCGCTGGCCTGTGAAAGTGAGGAGCCGATCTGCCGGGCCGGATTGCTCTTTTCGAGATTCGCCAGCCATGGCCAGAGTTCCGGATATTCCGGCGCAGGTTGTTCAGCAGGAACAGTCTGGCCTGCCCCCGGTGACGGAACTCCCGCCGCACCTGGTGCCAGGCCCAAAAAGTGTATTGTGGAACTGACCTGGGGAATACCCTCTGCCGGAAGATCACCAACGGGAACACCGCCAAATTCGTCCGTCTGTGGTGGCGGCGATTGTACCGGAATTCCGCCGAATTGATCAGTCTGGTCAGCCATGGATTGTCCCCTTATGGCTTCTGGTATTGCCGGCCGTCCTTGCCGATATATATTGTTTTCGATGGAAGTGCATCAAACTGCTGTTTGGTGGTTACCGTAGGAGGCCCCCCAGCGGCCGGCGTAACCGTTGTCCCGCCGCCGATTCGCGACTTGATATCGGACAAAGTGGCGTCCATCGACTGGTGACGATTCGCCATGTCCTGCTTCAAAATGTTTGCTACCGCCTTCGTCTGCGCGAATGTCGCATTATTCGGGTTGTAGCTCGCAACCTCATTCCGTGCGCTGTCGGAGAGCACGCCGCCGAGACCTCCGCCACTGGTCACCTTTGCAATTTCATTGTTTGCAACCTGCCGCGCGGCGTTCACGGCCGCCATGTTCTCGGATCCCACGACACTCTGATCCAGTTCGCGTATAGGCCGGTTGATCCACGGGATTCCCGTGTCGGGGATTTTGCTCGCCAGGTTCAGGAACAAGTCGAGATTCTTTTGAGCAGTCTGCTCGAAGGACACAATCTGATCACGCTGCGACTGGAACTTTTTGAGGCTGTCCTTGTCGCCGGCATAGGCGGCCTGCATCGCCACTAGCTCTGCCGGTTTGAGGCCGTTGTCCCGAGCCCACTGGTTGGCGTAATGGGCGATCCTTCCTCGCGTTATGGAGTCGCGACCCATCGCTGGCATGACGCCGGTACGCGCGTACTGCTCGCCAGCCCGCTGATAGTCATCGTCCGTGAGACCAGCCGCGTCGGCCCTCCCTACAGCAGTTTGAGTGGCCACTTCAACCTTGATCGGAAGCGTTGCTTTGGCCGTACGGACTCCTGTTTCCGTTCGTCCGATCTGATCGGAGGCGTCTTTGACAACAGCTTGCACCTGGGTCATCGGGGCACCAGACGCGATCGCGCCGCGGACCTGTGCTTTTGTCCGGGCGTTCAGAGCCGCGGTGTCGCCTCCCGGCGGGATGACCGAGTCCACATAGGTGTCCCAGTCCGCCGGCTTCATCGAGGCCATGGCATCAGCTTGTCTGGCCTTGATCCGGTATTCCGGTATGTCTTTCTCCGGTATGGGGTACTCAACCACCTTGTCGATGTAGTCCTTTGTTGGCACTTCCGGCAGATTCAGGTCTTTGTAGGCCGGGTTCTTCAAGACGGTCACCCATGAGTCGGGAGTGGGTGTGCCGGTCTGCGGGTCTTTCGGTAGGGTTTTTACGTCCGCGGCCAACTGATTTTTGAGCAGTCCCGTGGTTTCGATACCCGTCTTCGTGGTACCGGCTTGTGCCTCCTGCGTCTGGGCTGTTTCCTTCTGGATCTCGGCCGCCGTTTTCTTTCGCGTCATGATCTGCGACTGCATTCCGATACCGTTCGCCAAGGCCTGCATATGATCGGTGTCGCCCGGATAGGAGGTAATTCTCTGAGTCTGGTTGCCTTCCCCATCAAGGGTGGCATTCGCAGCATTCAACTCGTCTTGAGATGTCACGTTTCCATACACGGCAGACGCTCTGTCCCAATCCTTTCCCAGGATCTCCTGCTGATCCTTGCGCAGTGTCGCCTTCTGAGTCTGGAGAGTCGTCATGTGTTGCTGGAATCCGAAGAGGTCGTTTGGCAGAACTCTGCCAGACTGTATCATCAGTTGATATGCTTTGTCCGGGTCATTTCCCGCTTGAACGAAGGCATTCAGCCTGGCCCGATTGCTGTCCATCTGCATCTGCGCCTGCTGTAATCCGAGTTGCGCTCCCTGCGCCTGGATATTCTGCGTCCTCATCTGCTGCATGCGGGCGAGGGTCTCGAGAGGATCGGTATATTGCACCGCGGGGATATTGAACGGCTGAACCTGCGCGGGAGGGGGACCGAATTCAATTGGCATCACTAATCCTCGAACTCATGCAAACTGTAGCTAATCCGCGACAATCGACTATGGGTAACCAGCCATCACCAGTTCGTGTTTATGCCCTGTGCGCCAGCGGGGGATTGGAGTCCCCCACCGTAATTGGGATAGGGGGGATAGGGGGAAACGGGACGCATTATGTTGCTGAAATTGGGGCCGATATTACTGAGTGACCATCCTCCTCCCGCGCCAGTTTCTCCTCCCGCGCCAACTCCTCCTGGCGCGCCAAACCCCATCATCGCCACGCTATTGGCCGCTGATCCGATTCCACTGAGCATGTTGTTCCATTGAGCCGCCGCCCCCAGATCCCCCTGCGCTAGGGCCTGCTGGGCTCCCACTTGCGTATTGGCGAGATAGTTCGCGGCAGAGATGGTATTCTGTGAGGCCAGATTCCGCGCAGCGATATTCGCTGTCCCGGCGTACCCCGCGGCGTTTGTTCCCAAGGTCCCGCCGTATTGCGCGGCCTCCTCGCCCAGAGTCCCGCCGTACTCCGCAGCACGTTCGCCCAGAGTCCCGGCGTACTCTGCGGCGCCGATACCGGCCGTTCCCGCAGTCGTGGCCGCAGTCGCCCCCATGCCGGCTACTCCGGACAGCCGGTTATAAATCGCCTGCTGTTGCTGGTTGTAGAGATTGGCGGCTGACGAGAATGCGGTGTTGGCGTAGTCCTGCGTGTAGCGGTTGAGAGCCTTCATGGTGCCGCCGGATCCGGTAACGCCGGCTGCGGCTGCGGCGCGTTGGGCGGCCTGCGTGCCCTGCTGGAGTTGGAACTGGTAGGCCGGCGAATATTGCGCCATCATCGAAGCCGTGAACGGCGTGGTGAGAGATCCTCCGGGCGCCAGATCCGCAGACAGTTGATCCATCGCCGCGGATCCACCGCTGATATACGGGTTCAGCATGGTCGAGAGCTGGCCTGCGGCCGTGGTGGCGGCAGTTCCTCCCGCTTGCGCGGCCGTGGTGGCGGCGGCTCCTCCCGTTTGTGCGGCGGTGGTGGCCCCCTGCGCTCCGGTGGCGGCAGCCTGGGTGACCCCCTGGCCCGCCTGTTGAGCGGTAGCCAGGATGTCCGGATTGACTTGCTGCGCGGCCTGGGTGACGGTCTGTCCGGCCTGCCCATAGCCTTTTTGGATGGCCGCGGCGGCATCGTGGGCCGCGCCTGCTCCCTGGATGCCGCCTATTATGGACGTAACTAGCGATGGCGTAGACACCCCGCTTTCTGACAGATGCTAACGGCGTCCAATGCGTGCGAGTGCATCATCGGCCCAACCTACGTCTCTTCCCAAAATGATCAGATCCCGAAGCCTTCCATTTCGCAGGAAGGCCCGTTCCTGCCGCCCCACATAATGCATTCCGATGGCATGCACCCCGTAATAGATGGCCGCACGATTGGATTCCGGCACGCTAGCCGTTAGCCGCCGGCATTCCGTGTGCGCCGCAAGCCACGGCACCAGGCTGTGCGCGGCGTCCCGCTTCTCGGCTTTCGATGCCCACGGCAGGATGGCCGTATGGAGTTCCCAGCAAATGCGGTTTGCCGGAAACAACGCAAACAGACCTACCAGAGCCCTGCCTCCCGCTATCAGATACACAATATCCGGATTGTCCGGAACCCGGTACTCCTCGGCCGGCGGCAGATAATCGTCCCCCATCATCAGATAGATCGAAGGACAGGTCAGGATCTTGTAGACCTGATCCAGATCTCTAGTGCGCTGGAAGTCCAATTCAACTCGTAATCGAAAGAGCGTTCAAAACGAATCACGTCGCCTGCACAAAACCGGTAAGAATCCCGCCGCTGAACGTCAGGCTTCCATTGGCGCCGGCGGTCGTGAGCTTGGCCGTCGTAATCGTGGCCGTGACGCCCGCAACTCCCGCCCTTCGATAAACGCCCGAACAGTTCGCATCACCGGCAACGTCGAAGCTGTAGGCAGGCGACAGGGTCCCGATGCCCACATTGCCGCCACCTGGCTGTAACGCGATGTTGGCAGATGCCGTGGCACCCGTACCGTTATAGCCCTGTATACAGCCGACATTGGCATCGGTCACCATTGAGATGGCGCCGCTCGAATTGCCGAATATGGCGGTTACGGTGGTAGCAGCGGAGTTAAAAACCTCCAGTGGCTTATGGGGAGTCGCCGTTCCGACGCCGACGTTGCCGCCGTTATAGTAGATTGCACCGCTGGTGCCCCTCGACCAGGCCGGCGTAACTTCGACCCATGCCGTCTGCGACCAGATAAATTCCCGCTGCTGATCCGTACCGCGGAAATCAAAACCCGCGTCATTTGCGCCGAGATCGGTGGGCCGCTGATCCGGTGAAAGCGTGCCAAACATGGTGCCCGCGATGTAATGCCAGACGCCGCCCTGATTCTGATAAATCACGAAGGGGCGATCCCACTCGACAAACAGTTCGCTATCCGTGACGTTCGCCAGGGTCAGCGCCAACCGCTGGGCGTGCGTGCCGTAACGAACCAGGGTCGCCTCGACCCACTTGTACCCTGTCCAGTAAAATTCCCGCGCCTGATCCGTCCCCTTGTACTCGAAATTGGCGTCCTGGGGGCCTAGATCCGTCGGCCGGTGGTCGGGGTTCAGAGTGTCCCACATGGTTCCGGCGAGATACACCCAGAAGCCCTGGTTGTTGTAGTAGACTACTCCGCGATCGCTTTCGACGTAGAGCGTTCCGTCCGCCACACTGCGCGGGTCAGGGCGTTGCGCATGCGTCCCCTCGGTTACGCTAGGCGCCTGGAGCTGCTCGAGCAGTAATTGTCCTGATCTGGTTACCGTGCCGTCCGCATTCACGATTGGCATGGTCCGCGGAACGACCGGGATCGGAGTCTGCTTCAGGTTCCTATAGTTGACGGCCATATATCAGTGCCAGGTGGCGTCCACCCAGTTGAGATAAGCATTCACTAAGGACACATCCACTGACGGATCGAGCGTGATGCTGTATGGACCTTGGGTTGTCTGCAACCGATCATCGGAGAAACTCAGATTCAGTTGCACGCCAGCGGTCTCGGAGGTTTGGATGGCATCCAGGCTCCAGATACGATCTCTGCCGGTCCCCAGCCGATTCCAGAACACGCGCTGTAGACCCAACACATCGCAATCGATCTCGAAGCGCGAATAAAAACGCCGCATGTTCTCCGGCGTCAGGTGTGGGGCGATCCGCCTTCTTACGGTTTGGCGGCCGTCATCGGTCTTGTAGTCGGACGATATGACGTAAATCTGTCCTGTCTGCCAATCCCCCCCATAATGTTTTTCCGGAGCTCCGACACCTCCCAATGCCACCACGCAGTGAACCCATACCGGCCAGCGGTCCCACGTTCCCGTGGAACTCTTCCAGACTCCCCACTCCGTCCACCAACCGGTGGTCAGATCATAAGCCCATGTTGCATTGCCTGAGGGAAAACAGATGACCCACATATCGTGCCCGTGGTCCGCATAGGTGAACGCCACCGCATCCGACACAATGGGGTACCTGGCCCACTGTGCTTCCACTCCCGGTGTCGAGACCGGAACCGGATTGAAGCCGGTCGCAGAGAATGCCTTTCTTGTCCCGCGGCGGACATCCTGTCCCAGCCATGCCACCCCGTTGCCCAGGCGCACTACCGACCAGCGTGCCTGACATCCCAGATGCATGATCGCACCCTGATCTGCCGAGAAAGGATTATCGGCATTGCCGGTGTCCCGCCATACCTGGGTCGATTCCAGGTCGCCGAAGGTATACAGTTCCTCGTGATCCGCAAAGAGGGCGACCACATCATCCGGATAGTTGGATTTTTTGAAAAAGTCCAGCGGATTCCAATGGGTGCCATCGTTAATGGCGCTGAAATAAACAGAGTTGCTGCTGGTGTTCGATGGAGCCAGGGTACTCGGCTGAGTCACGAAAAAATAACCGTCCAGAAACGCTCCCTGGCCTGCCGTGACCTGGTCCAGCCATTCGTAGCCTGTGCCCAAGGTCGATCCCGGCGTACCCCACGCACTGGCGCCTATGGCTTCCCCCGTGGAATTCACCGAAGCGATCGCCTGCGTGATGAGATTGAAGCCGGTCCCGCCCGTGATCTGCACCTGTCGTCCTACATCGGTCGAATCGAAGGCGTTGCCTGTAGCAGTGGTCAGCGTTTTCCCTGTGGAGTCCGCGGAGTCAACCACAAGATCAGTCAGAGGCTCCGAGAATTGACAGGCCACCGGACCATTGCCGTTATCGCAGTAGGCCTTTTCGTTCGACACAATCAAAGCCTGAGTGCCGTTGAAAAAAGCCTGGACCGGTAGATTATCGTTGCCAATGCTGCCGCCAGCCGGACCTATGCCGGAGGATCCCGTAAAACCGGGAACCGAGCGATCCGTGTAGGTTCCGTTCGCAAAGATTTCGTAGTAACTATCGCCGGCTGCCGCAAACAGACGGTATGCTCCGGGGAAGACTCCCCGAACCGGAGTTTTCGGAAGAGTGACGAAGGTCTTCAGCCCCGGGCGCCGGACTAATGTGCAGCGCACGTTCTTGTCCGTGACGTCGGTGCCCTGGCCGTTGACTGATGTGGCGTTGCGCTCCGGAATCCAGTTGATGGTGCGTTCCGAGGCTATGTTGACGCTGAAGCTGGTGCCGAATCCCCCTAGGAAAGCATCAAAAGCGTGGCATTGCTCACCCTCCATGTGCCTTACGGCAGCCCGCCTGTCATGTAACTGAAGTCCCCCGCAGGGCCGCCGGCCGTCCCCCAATCCGCCGAGGCAATCCGCGGCGCCAGATTATTATTGCTCTGGAGCGCATCCCGGGCCTTCATGGCTCTTCGCGCGAGGTTGGGAGGCATCGTAGTGCCCCAGACATCGCTGAGTTCCTCTGCCAGCGTCAGAGTCACGGCAGCGAGATAGGCCTGAGGCGCAATGAAGCAATCATCGAGTGTCGTAAACTGCTGCAGCACCACCATTCCCTCAAGGCGCACTCCATAGGCGGTATTCGGCACCGGCCAGAACCAGAGTTGTCCAGCGGGCACATCAGGTTCGTAGTAGAGATCCGTCGGGATGCTGGATTGCAGGCTTTTGACTCTCTGCCCCGCCCACCAGGCGTTGTCCCGGATATTGATCGGCACATCCACCGCGGGGCTGCTATTGGACAGGATCAGACTCGCTGAACGGATCGACACGGGCCTCTGGTTCACTAAGAAATCCGGCGGTGCCACGTTGGGGCCGATCAAGTGCGGTTGGTGTCCCGGAGACAGATTCCACGTCGTAAAGGCGGTTGTCCAGGCGTAACATCCCCGTGCCGCCCAATAGTCCAACTGTTGATTGAGAAAGATCATTCCATCGCTCAATTCGTTGGCTGAATTAACGGCTTGAGGACGCAGCAGGATCCGGGCCTCGCGGAAGGCAATATAGAGCACATCCCGGCTCTTGATATTGCACGCAAGAAAAGCACTTCCGCCGAACAACCCTGCATTGAATTGAGGTTGGTTCCACGTTGACATGATGATTTAGTCGGGCAGCGCCAGGATATCGATATGGTCTGTCCCCATAACGGTCGCCAGGATTTCATCAACGGTGTTTGCACCAGGGTTTCCAACCGCGGAAACGCGGTAGTACCCGAGCTCGCCCAGGAGCTCCAGATACTTGCGTCCCGAGCACCCTGAATTGGCGAGCAAAGCCGGCGGCGCAAACTCGCTAATAATCGCCGGGCGCGAAGCCCGGATGGTATTCCGCGCCCCTTGAATCGCCCTGTATTCGTGCCCTTCGACATCGATTTTGATCAGCGAAACCCGCGTATCCGCCGGTAGGGCGTCATCGATGCGGACGGAAGCCACGTAATCCGCCGCCAGAGCGGCGATCGGGTCATCCGGCCTGTGGCTGCTCACAATCCCGTTCGTATAGGAGGCCCCGATGGTCAGCGTTCCGGGCGCATCCGAGGCGGCCGCGGCAATAATCCGGATACGCTTAAAGCCATTCGCCGCCAGACTTGCGTGCAATAGGCGCAAATTGCGCTGCAGCGGCTCAAATGCCCATACCTCCGCACCGCGGGATGCGGCGAGCAGGGAAAAGTAGCCACAGTTCGCGCCGATGTCGATCACTGCGCCCTGCCCCATGTGCGCGAGGAATGCGCTGGTTGTCTCCAACTCATATCCCGAGCGGATGCTCGGCGCGATCAGGGCGTCGTCGCTCGCTACGTAAATAGCGAAATCGTCAAGGGCGATCAGATCCGCGCCGCTTTCCCGCGTCAACAGGCCTCGGTTGCGGAATTCCAGAGATTCGAGGTAGGAGCAGACCACCGCATCGAGCGGAAATCCAACTCGGCCGAAATGTCCTTCCACTTCCTCGTCGTGTGGCTCCCGACCCAACAGGAGCCGGAAGCATGAGAGTACGTCCAGACGCGTTGCCAGTAGCATAGGCTCAGATGGTAACGCGATTGCCTGCACGTTATTGCACGTCCTTAACCATCGTCGGGGCCGCGGTGTAAGTGACCGTCAACGATCCGTTGGGGGATAGTGCAACAGCTGCCGGACTCGCGGCAGCGACTTGCGTCGCACCCACCTTGATGCTGCTCACTGTGCCTCCGCTGATGTAGATCATTTCCGGCGAAGTTCCGGCCGTATAGACGAACGGGCTGGCTCCCACGGTGATTGCCGCCTGACCCACCGGGTTGTAGCCGATGACGTTGCGAATCACGTTATGCGTGCCGGTCAAAGCGCCGCTGATCAGGCCACCCGTCACGTTCGGAGTGCAAACCGGGCCATCGATGACCAGATAATCGCTCGCTCCGCCGGCGATCCATATCCCGTACCCCTGGGTATTCGGCGGAGGTCCGCCCGGCGAACCGGTCGATTGCGCATAGGTCCCGCCCTTTACCCGCAGATTGCTCGCGCCGGCCGCGATGAACAACCCGTGATTTGTGCCCGAAGAGCCGGATGAGTTTCCGTATACGTGACAATTCGCCAGTTCGACGTCCGCGCCGCCGGTGTAATCGATTCCGTTAACGTGGTTGCCCATTATGCGTGCATTCGACACGATGATGCCGAGGATATTGGAGGCATTGCCTAAGATCGCAAGGCCGTTGCCGGTTCCCGCCGCAATGCGGTCGCTGTTGATCGTAATCTCAGTTACCGTCCCCGTGCCCTGAGGAACAATCTTGAAAACGTCGCCCTGGCTCGAGTCGTACCAGTTCCCTATGCTTTCTACGGTTGCTACAAACAGCCCGTCGCTGGGAACCATCAAAACCGCGTTGGTAAACCCGTAGACTTCATTGGCGACCAATTTGGAACCGAGACTATACGTAAAAAGAATACCTGTGGCCGAGGGAGCTGACGGACTGGACGTCATGTGGTTGTTGATGATGAAGTGGTCCGCGCCCCCGTTGACATATATGGCCGCCCCGGTAGTGCTTGCCACCGGACTGATGAAGTTACGGTGAATCCACATCGCGGAGGATACGGAGCCGCTCGTGTCATTCACCCAGATCCCGGTTAAAACCTGCGTTACGGAGTTGTCGATGATCCGCAGGCCAAGCTGACCCCGCACCTGGATGCCGACTAATGTCCCCGGAGAGGCTGGACCCAACAGCCTGACGCGATAGATGGAATTATAGAACCCATACGGACCACCAGTGCCATTGCCTATTGCTGTAAAGAAGACAATCGAGCCGCTGGTGAAGTTAGCCTGAATGACGGAGCCCCCGTCCCCTGATCCCTCAATCTGGATGTGCTGAAGACATACGGTAATCGGAGCATTTGTATTCCAGGTCCCCGGAGGAACATAAACCGATCCCCCACCCGCGGGAAGCGATTGGATCGCCTCCACAATTCCCGCCGTAGCGCTCTGGATCGTCCATGCCCCGGAATGCGAGTTGGCACACGTCACAAACACCGTGCCGCTGGGGGCGCCGGCTACCGCCGTCCCGCCGGTGATGCGAACAGCTTCGGCGGCGCCCGTACCTCCCGAGATCCACAGATCATGACACCCATTGGTTCCGTTGACTCCCGGGGGGACCGGAGTCAACAGTATGGAATTCGTGCCTACGGTCAATGTTCCGCCCGGAGTCTGCGCCGGGAAAATGTAATTGCTCGAGACCACCAATGGCGATGCCGGGATGCGCGAGAGATTCGTTCCCAGCGTTTGTTCGATCGCTTCGACTTCCGCCACCAGCGCGTTGTGATGCCAGGCGTCGATCAATCCCGACACCGTCGCGCTCGATAAATGGATGGCGGGCGTGGTGCCGTCGAATCCGCGCGCGATCGGTACGACATTGCCGGTGGGTGCGCCCGTCACCTTGACGATTTCCGAATCGATTGAGAGCAGATTGTATGCCGTAATGCTCGCGGCGTTGGTTACGGTCATAGACGTGGAGACGCTGTCGAGCGGGAGAGCGAGAGTGGTCTGCTGCCGGTCAACTGCGATCGCCAGGTCGCTGTCGGTGGCCACCGCCGCCGGGAAGCGTGCCGCGGGCTTGCCCAGAGAACGAGAGGCTACACCGTTGCCGTTGAGCACCCGGGGAGTAAAAGAAGTCGTGCTGAATGTGCTCATAAGTTCGCCTTCACGTGGCTCTCAGAGCAGGAGGCGCGGTCGGCCCCGGTCCAGCCGGAGGGGGAGCGGGCGCGTTAAAGATCTCCGCGCAAAGCTCGACTATCACCTGTTTGGCCTGTGTCGCGGAAGCCATCAGCTCCTGCGTCACCGGACGCTGGAAAGCGATGCATAATTCCACCGCGGCGAGGTCTACGATGGCCTGCTCGAATCCCGGCGCTAGTTGTACCGTGCCGGTCTGAGCCGGCAATTGCGGAATCGCTTCGAAGGTCCAAAGCCACATACTCCCCCCAAACGGCTTGGGGGTCACAAAGATATTGCCGGTAGGAAAGCCCTGGTCATAGAAGATAGCCTCGGCATACACCCCGGTGCGCGATTTGTCATCGATGGCGGCCCACTCATCGGCGGTACAGATCTTGGCCGGATGCTCTGTCCCCAAAGTCGAGATCGTGGAAGCCGATTTGATTTTGATCGGCCTGTTGGTAGTGGGAAAGGTCATACCCGGGCCGTAGGTGTAGCTCCCTGCCCCGTTTAAAAAATAAGACTGGCCCTTGAGCCCGATCATCGAAAGCTTCTCCGCGGAGAGAGAGTCCAACTTGCGGTTGATCACGCGAAAGGCCAGAGACATGTCATCGGTGTTGGGGGTCTGGCCTTGTGCGTAGGCGCCAACCAGAACCAAACAATCGATGAGCAATTGATTTATGTCCGCCATTTTTTATCGCCTCCTGTTACTCATAGTTATTGACATTCGTATCAAGGGCAAGGTCCAATGAGCCTCTCATGGCGATGTCCCCTGAAGAGAGACGACAAAAAGCATGCGAGAGGGCGAGGAAATGGTGGCTTCTTAATAAAGAGCGGGCGGCCGAGAACAAAAGACAGTGGCGGATGCGCCGCCGTCTCGGTCTGCAGGAGAAACGGAAAAGAGTCTCCGCCGAACAACGACAGCAACAGGCATGCGAGAGAGCCAGAAAATGGCATGCCCTGAATAAAGCTAGGGCGCACGAGGCCAAACGACAGCGGCGCCTTCTCCATCCGCAAGAAAGCCGGGAAAGGAAGAAGCAATCGTACCTTCGCCATCGCGATGGGACGCTGAAGCGCCGCAAGGAGACCTATCCAGCCCAGCGGGAAACGGTGAAGGAAAAATCCAAGGAATATTATCGGATACACAAGCATCTTCGCCAGACTGAGGAGAAACGCAACAAAGCGTGCGCGAGCACGAAAAAGTGGGCACAGCGTCATGCGGAGGAGATACGCGAACGCCGCAGAGCAAATCCGGAAAAAGCCCAAGCACGCGTCAGAAAACGTCGGGCGACACAGATGGGGGCGGAAGGCTCGTTTACCGCTAAAGACATCGACCGCATTTATTCTCTTCAGGGCGGCAAGTGTGCTGGGTGCGGCGTCAAGTTTAAGACTACCGGCACCCATCGCTACCATATCGATCACATCGTTCCCCTGCGACCCGCCAACGGTGGCATCCCAGGATCTAACAACCCCGAAAATCTACAACTGCTGTGCCGCCCCTGCAATTGCCAAAAGGGAAATCGTTCTCCGGAAGAGTGGAAGCGCCACAGGGCCATCTAGTCTCCCGTGGGATAGCCGGGTGTCGGATACTGCTTCTGCTGGGGCTGCTGCTGGGGACCAGGCCCCGCCGCCAGAATGTTGCCTGCGGTCTGCATCTGCTGCTGCTGTTGCTCCACCAGTAGCGTCAGCTTCTTCAAGGCGTCTCCAGCTTTCGCCCACAGGTCCTGGAGGGCCTGCAGCATCTCTGCCGTGAGACCGTTGGGGTCCTCTGCGGGGAAAGGATCTTCGCTGTATCCCTTGCCGGCCAGATCGGCTTTGTCTTTCTCGTCCTTGGCGGCTTTGGTGGTGCGCGTCTGCTGGTTGTACATCAGGAAGGGATAATCTGCAGGGGGACCGTCTGAAGTTTTGACGCCGAGGTCCGCGGGGCCTTTGCCGGCCGCGATAGCAGCGAGCTGCATGCTCTGTATCTCGGCCGATCCCATATAGGAAGGAACCGGCGTGTAGGCCCCCGGTACGTCCGGGGTTAGCGGATCTTTCGGCGGCTCAATTATGCCAGGTCCTTCACTTCCCGGCTGCGGCTGCTGGGGAGGGATCGGGTACTGCGGATATTGCGAATATTGGTACGACATTTATGCTTTGCTCCTTTTTGTCTGGGATTTTCGGGGTTCCGTTTCGGCCCCGGCTGAGATGAACTCCCTCTGTTGATCACCCTCTGCCCTAGCCCTCAACTCCGCGATCTCGGCTCTCATCTTAGCCATATGTTCGGCGGAACGCTCTGCTTCCAACTGGTCCTTGGGCATCTTCAACTGCCGGTCGATCTCTTCCGCCTGCATCTGTTCCTCAATCGTGAGTTCGATTGCCGGTGTCTCGATCGGAACCGGGTCTGCGCTCCATCCCTCGGCGAGCATCTTCTCGCGTTGCTCGAAGTTCTGGGCCGGCCTAGTTTGTCTGGTGGCATGGTGGTACATCAGGAACGGATATTCCCGGTACACATAGCGCGGGACCGGAGGCTTGTTGAGGTCGAACTCCTTCTGCCCGCCGGCTTCCTTGGCATCGAGTTCATCGAGATGGCGCCGCATTTTGACGCGCTCTTCGTAAGTAAATTCAGTATGGGTGTTGTTGGGGGACATCGGTGCTCCTGGGAGGCCGTAGGCTGCGGCCAGTGCCTCGCGTTGTTCCAACTCCGTCAGATTGCTCTGATGTGTCGGGATTTCATTGATAGACATCCGAAAATCCCGGGGAAGCGACTAAGCCACTCGCACCCCCCCGGTTGGCGTTCCGGTCAGAACGGTGCGGTGCCCTCGCTATAGACGGTGTAGGCCTCCGATCCGATCGTGACGTTGGTGAAATTTACCAGGAACGTGCGGATGTTGAGTGTGGCTACCGTCGCGGTGCCGCTGATCGTTCCGCCCGCACCCGCCACAACCGTTGCGGTTCCGGCGCCAGTGGCCTTGATCATGAGCTCGAAAGACGTGCCCACCATCACGCCTTGTATGTTGTTGCATAGGTCCGAGGCGGAAGGCAGAGTGAGATTGGCTGCGGCGCCGTTATAGATGATAAGCCCCGTCAGCGTCTGCGGCGACGTGAGCGTAGCTGCGGCAGTGAGCGTGAGTGGAAGGATCAGCGGCATGGATACGGTCTGGAGCCGCGCATCCTGCAGTGAAAAATGAGTTAAAAGTCTGGGCATGTGATCCTCCTATGCTCCGAGCACGGCCACCGCGCCGTTCTGTTGGTAAAGGTTTCCGAATCCGATCAGAGAATCGTACCGGTTGACCTGCATGGACCGGACCGGATCCCAGGCAATGACTTTGCGGATGGCAATGCCGGAGTCGGGGTCCTGCTGCTGGGCCGCCGCTTCTACCGCCTTGGGCAGATATAATTTGCCGCCCACTAAAGCGAAGGCTTCCCGGCTGAGTGCGAGGCCTACCGTGCCGGCCTTGCCGTTGGGGGTGGTGGTTCCCGGCCATAGCGTGAGCGCGGCGTTAGTCAGAGGCAGGGCATCCACATTCTGGTACTGACTTCCGGGGCCGAAAATCGGCGGCAAGATGTTGATGGTATCGCTGCCGCCGGTCAAGGTGAAGCCTGCGGGACAGGTGAACGTCCGGAGCGTCAGCGGGCCGGCAGAGCGCCGCGTCATGGGATTGACCATGTTCACGGCCGCAATATTGAACTTGTCACCGGGATTGATGGTATCGCCGACCGTGCCCTGAATGATCAGGGAGGCGCCGGACTGACCGCTGCCGATGACTTTCACCACGCCCGCCCACGTGCCGGCGGTATGCGTCCAGATGGAGTTCGATTCAAAGAACTCGAAGGCCGCGAGTTGACCGATGGTGCCTTGCTTCCACATTCTCGTAATCTCCGAGGGCGGATTGAAGACGTTGGTTATATTCGAACCCA